AAGCCGATCAGGTCGAGCTTATTAGTTCGATCCCGGTTCAGGCCGGAACCAAGGTGCAGGAGATGGCGCGGGAGGCGATGATTACCGGCAGACGGTATGAAGCCCTCGTCCCGGAGATCCAGAACACTGTCTCCGATATGACAGTGCGGCGGGCCACGCTTATCGGCCGTACTGAAACAGGGAAAGCTGCAACAGCGATTGTACAGGCCCGGTCAAAGTTTATTGGTGTCGAAACCTATATGTGGATGAGTGCCGGGGATCGTGATGTCAGACCGATGCACAAGAGGTTGCACGGCAGTATTCAACGATGGGATGCGCCGCCTGTGGCCGAGACCAATGGGGCGCAACACCACCCCGGAGACTTCCCCAATTGCCGTTGCATAGCCATCCCTCAAGTACCAGACAAGCTCTGGGCGGATGATGAACCATGAGACAATACAATCTTGAATACTACGACGAGGAACGCACGCAGCCTTGCGTCTATATCATCGAACATGATGAGAAGACATTTGAAGGTTTCTTTTTTTCCGACAGCATCGGTATGTTTGATAATGTTGCGGTTGCCGCTCGCACCCTGTGGTATAGAATCCAGTTGCTGACGTGGCAACCGACAGTCGAACAAAGAAAGCTGCCGAATTAAAAAGAGAGCGGCAATCCGTGGCGACTGCCGCTCTCCCGCCCTCACTCTCACACAAGGGTGTCGATACGTCTCGCAAGGGGGTTGTTCAACGCATCGACAGTCTCAGGCTACGACAACTTACTTAAGCTGTCAATGCCTGTTTCCCGTGTTTGCGATTGCGCCGGTTGACCAGAACCCCCATGCCGAGAAGACTGGCACCGAGAATCCCCAACGTGCCGGGTTCGCTGACCGGAGACGCCACCTGTTCCGACAGCAGCGACTGCGTGCGGTTGGTCAGAGTGCCGCCCGCTACCAGATTTGTGGTTGCGAACAAGGTCATCGAGAACAGGTTGGCGTCGATAAACGCCCCGGCTTCGTTGAAGGCAAACGCCTGCGAGGTCAAGGTGACGTTCTGCACCCCGGTATTCTCAAGCTGTGTGCCCGGAGTGTCGGTCGGCGAATCGGCACCCTGAGTGTTGTTTACGTCAGCGTAGTACGACAGCAGGAAGGTCGAGCCAACCGCCGACGAGAAGTTGGTGGTGCCCGACGCGGTGTAGGTCTCGACCGGCCCACTGAATTCGGTGCCACCAACAGCGATCGTGATCGGCACCGTTGTGTCATTGGTGTTGACGATGTTGAAGCTGGTGGTGTCGAGCTTGTTGATCGTACCAGCAGTGGTAGCGATCTCCTGGGTCTGAAAGGTTCCGAAAATCTCGACCCCGGATATCGACTGAGACCCAACATTAAGGATGCCAACCGTGGGGTTAAGATCGCACGCTGTCTGATCGACACAACTAAACAGTGTGCCGTTGATATTGGACGAGAACTGTAGAACAGCGCCCGCTGGAGGGATCGGCATGAATGCCGATGCCATCGCGGTGGAGCCGATCAAAGCTCCGAGATATTTCGATTTTGTCACTATTTTCTCCCAAATCCAAGAGATCGACCGAGCCGCACCGCGCGGGCAGACCTAACCCCTTGATTCCCTTTGCAAAGGTGGAAACTGATGCCCAACGAGGAACACCAGCGATTGAAATTCGATCAGGTTTGAGAACGGAAGTCAAGCAGTGTTCTATGTCACGGAGCAACTCGGCCGATCGCAGGCTTTGACCCCTGAAGGGTTCCTTATCGTCAGGAACGCGCCGCTCGCCCGTACCGGGATTCAACTATACAGCGATAAAGAAATCCCGCTGACCGGAGACAGCGACGGTCATGTTCTGGTGACGCGCGACCCCAACGAGGTGTTCGCGGCGCAGACCATCATGTCGCTCCACGGCAAGCCGGTGACGATGGATCACCCGTCCGACAACGTAACGCCTGAGAACTGGAAAGATCTCGCGGTCGGTTATGTGGTCAACCCGCATCGTGGCACGGGTGTCAGTGACAGCTTGTTGTTGGGTGATTTGGTACTGACCGATCCCGAAGCGATCAAGTCGGTGCGCGACGGTGATATACGTGAACTTTCCGTAGGTTACGATTCGAGTTATACTCAAACTGGTCCTGGCAGAGGACGACAACACAATATTGTGTGTAATCATCTAGCCCTAGTAGAAACAGGTAGATGCGGCCCGGTCTGCCGTATCGGTGACAGTATGCCTGCGGTACTACAAGTGACCAAACCGCGCAAGAAACCTCAACACTTCCACATACATCTGTGAGGCATCTTTGTCCGTATTGTCCGCTCAAACAATCCGCCGGCTGTGTCTGAGTGGAGCACCGTTGATCGATCCGTTTGTTGAACGCGGCGTGTTCAATGGCAAGAGCTTTGGTCTGTCAGCCTGCACCTATGACTGCCGGATCGATCACGATCTTATCCTGGCACCCGGCAAATCGTCACTGGCCTCGACCCTGGAACAGGTCAGACTGCCCAACAATATCTGCGGATCGATCCTCGACAAGAGCACCTACGCCCGTTTGTTTATGACCGCTTTTAATACTCATATCGATCCCGGCTTTTTTGGCTATGTCACGGTCGAGCTTTCCAATCTGGGCGACAAGACAATTTACTTGGAACGCGGCGAGCCATTGTGTCAGATCAAGTTTGAATTGCTCGATTATCATACGGATCTTCCGTACCGGGGTAAATACAACAACCAAGAACGGGGACCGCAAGGTCCGAGATTCGAGAAGTGAGGCTTTTTCTTCACGTTCACACGCGCGACCGGAGCTACAAGCCGGTAATGCTGCGAGTGCGTGATGCGTGGGAAGAACAGAAGCATCCTAGAGGTCAGCCGAAGAACCCAGGTCAGTTTGCTAGTGGGGGTGGTGTCTCGTCCTCTCGATCGGCACCGTCGGAACAGCCAGCGCCCTCCGCTGTAAAAAAGACAGCAACCCCTCGTAAAGTAAAAGCGGAAAGCGGCACACAAGCCGCTAAGGCGTCGGCCGAAGCTTCAAAAGCGCGGATTGACACGATAGTTGCTGAATACAAGAGTTCCAATAAAACCCTGGTCGAGGAAAGAAAGGCAGTCAAGGATATCGCCCACGCCGTGTTTGAGTATATGGGAATAGATAAATCGGTGGGCTATAGCACTGAATGGCCGCGAAAGTTCATGGTAGGTGATAAACAATATGAGACCGGCGGCTGGTTTTCTCCCAAAGACAATGTTGTGACAATATGCACAAACACGCGACCAGACAATCCCGGACTTCCCGGACTTATTTCGCACGAAGCAATGCATGCTAAGTTTGAAGCCGTAAAGAAAGCCTATGATCTGGAAGACGAAAAATTGTTTAACGACATGGTAAGCGAACGCGGTGGTCGCAAGGGTGTCACAGCGCCCGATGGCAAGATCAGACCCGAATATCAAGCTGAATATCCAATTCACACAGTAATGCCGAATGGCTTTGGCGGCAATGCCGATACGCTGAGAAAAGACGACGGCATAACCGATTATAGCAGAGCCTATTGGGAAGCCGAAGCCACTAATAGTAGTGACGCATTACTAGCCACCAATGAAACTCTTGCCGAGATGGCGAGGCTCGATCATGAAGGCTCGCTGCCCCGTTTGTTGTGGTACAAGAACTCTAAAAGCTACAAACCATTATATGAGGCAATCCACAAGCTCTACCCGACAGCGGTTCAGATGCTTCAGGCAAATAGCAAATGATCAGACGCGAAACAATCAACGGTCGCGTGGCGACGGTAGGCTACTTTACCAAGGATTTGAAGCCGACTGATCCTGAAACAGCCGAGATCATAAAAATCCATTTTGACGATGGCGAAACGATGTTCGCGTATCCGGCTGATGCAGAAAGCAATGATGAATGATTCTCTGGCTATTCCTGTCTGTTGCAGCGACTTTCATTGAGTTGCATGGACCGGATGGTCAGATAATTTACGTCAATCCACACCAAATCATAAGTATTCGCGAACCTCGGGGAACCGATCGAGGGCACTGGGCACCGAATACAAAGTGCCTTGTGATGACGGTCGATGGGAAGTTTTTAACAACAACCGATTCTTGTTCTGACGTGCGCGGAAAAGTCGAAGGTATGACGGGGAAGTCAACCTACTAAAGATAAGCCGATGTCTAACTGTGAGTGCAGGAGTAATCAAATGGGGTGGCTTGACCGTCAGCTTCAGCGTGCGCGTAACGCAAGGTCTGATGCAGAGTTTGAAAAAGTAAAACGCGATATGGAGGACGAGCTTCCATCGTCGCTGGTCAACGGTAACGGTCATCGCACCGATGACGGTTTGTCTCTCGGCGGCGGCGAGGATGGCACGCATCTTCACCTCCACCTTGGGGCTGGAGGACAAGGAGGGGGTGGAATGCCCGGTCTGACAAGTGACGAACCGCCGGCCAATGCGAGTGTGGCACCTGCACCAGCGGCACAGAGTGATCCGAATTCGGCCGGTGGCGATGTCAATACCAGACTCGCCGCTGTCGAAGCTGCGGTCGCTACTCTGACACAACAACTCGCCGATCTCAGCGGCGGGGATGAGAGCGAAGTTCAGCTTGAAGATCCCGACACCAAGGATGCCCGCTCCTACATCCTGCGGCGCGGCAAGAAAATACGGCGTACCGCAATCGGTGACGAAAGCGACATCCCGGTTCCCGGTCGCAACCCCGACATGATCTACGAGACCGATCTTCCCGGTATCGAAGATCTCGACCGGCGGCGCACTGGCGACAGTTTCGCTATGGAAAGTGTCTGGCAGGACACGCTGGCGAAGGGCGAGATCATCGTTCCCGGCATCCGGGTTCCGACTTTTGACGGTCGGGTCGCGCCAACCATCACAGCAAAGCGTCTGTGTGCGTTCCGCCGCCAGACGATCGATTCCGCGATCCGTGCCGACAACACCAAGCAATTGGTCGAGACGGTGACCAATCTGAAGAACCCGGATCAGGTCAAGAACCTGCGTTGCGACACCCTGAAGATGGCGTTCGATGTGGTTGCTGGCGCTATCGGCGTCAATCGCAATTCGGGTGTCATGCGGGCAAGTATCGGTGACAGCGCCGGTCATCAACAGACGCAGTCAAATGGTTCGACACTAGCACTGATGCAAAAGCGCAATCGTGAAGCTTGGAAGTCCGGGGAGTTCAAGCGTCCGACTGTTTGAGCATTGGGGAATTTCAACACAAGCCGAATATCGTGATCAAGGAGTTACTATAAATGCCAGCCCTTATGTACCGTATGAACGCGGGCATCCCCGGTGACGTGACGCGCTTCCAGACTTATGGTTGCACGATCTCGCCCGAAAAGCAGCACAACACCACGCCGATGACTCAATATGGTCAGGTGGCGATCATGGCGGCTGCCAATGCCGGGGTTCGTCCTGCCACTGCCGGTGACGGCACTGCTGATATGGAATGGGGCTTTCTGGTACGCCCATTCCCCGGTGCCGATGTCGGTGTCGGCTTCCCGTCCGGTACTGTCGGCTTTGGGGCTGGCACTCCGTTTCTGACAGGTGTTGTGGACATCATGCGGCGCGGTTTCATGGCGGTTCAGCTTGGTGGTCCGACTGCGGCGGCAAAAGGCGGTCTCGGGTATGTGTGGACCGCAGCCTCCGGTGCCGGTCACACACAAGGACTTCTGGAAGCGGCAGCGGTTGGTGCCAGCGGTTTTATCATGAACCGAGTGCGCTTCCAGGGACCGGCTGACGCTTCGGGCAATACCGAGATCAGCTACAACATCTAATTCATTTCAGTAAGGACATACCCAATGCTCACCTATGACGCGGTGCGGGCCGGCGCTCCCCGGCTCGACCACAACTACACTACCCATGACGGGTATACGGTGGACTCGGCTGGCGCGTTCCTCGTCCACGAACTTGAACGCCTCGATCCGACACTGCATATGCCGCTCGCCTCCGTGACTTGGGGGCGTGACGTGGATCTGCGCGAAGACGTGACAATTGCTGATGACGCAGCTTCCTACACCAACTCCACTTTTGCCGCGCCGGGTGGTCTTACCCCCGCCGGCATCAATTGGGGTGGCAAGAACACAACCACCATCGCTGGCATCGCGGTCGATATCCGTAAGACATCGCAACCGCTCTTGCTGTGGGAAATGGAAGTCAAGTACTCCATTCCGGAACTGGAAGCGGCGATCAAGGTAGGTCGTCCGGTTGATGTCCAAAAGGTCGAGGGTCTTAATCTTAAACACCAGATGGACACCGATCAGGTAGTGTATGTCGGCGA